AATTACGGTGTTATTATCTCCAGCAGTAGCATTTTTTGCTAGAACTAAAGTTGTCATAATGTTTTTCCTTTATAATTATTACGATGCAAAAGCAAAAGCACCAGTTACTGCTAACGCGTCACTTGCAAAATCATAACCGATAGTCCAAGTTCCCTTTTCAAAACATACAAAGTAAATTTTACTTCCAGTAGTAAAAAGGTTTGTTGCTACATCTGCAGGTGTATATTCTAATGAAGTTTCACTAGCAGCTGAACTATCAAAAGAAACTTCCGAAGCAGCTCTGCTTTCAATTATTGAACCGGTTTTAAAAACATCTGAACCCGCACAATCAAAGATAAGTTTTGCTGTTCCACCTTCTGTATCTTTAGCTTGAACATAAACTACAATTGCACCTTGCGCTGCTGCTGGTAGTGTACAAGTAGCTGCGGCTAATCCTGTGTAATTCATGTATGAAATAGTATCGACAACGAGCGTTACGGTTGTTCCGGTTGCTAAATCAGATAAAGATAAGCCAGTTAAATCTGGTTTAACTGAACTATATCGAGTTGTATATGCTCCAGTGGAAGTGTTTTTAATTGCTACTTGAAAACCTTTTCCCGATCGTACTGGCCCATTAAATGTTGTTGATGCCATAATATTCTCCTTTGGTCATATAGACCATTATCGCTACGCCGTCTCTATACCGTCTGCCTAGCCAGTCCGCGTAACTAAATTAATTACTAGGTTAATAAATTTATAAATCAAAAAGGGCGCTCTGTAAAGCGCCCTTTAAGCTGTTAATTAAGCGAAAGCTTAAGCACCATCAGTGCCGTAAATGCCTCGAGCGTCAGACCAGCCGAAACTGTATCTTTCTCTCGCTTTGTACCTAACGTTTCCTGTATCGAAGTCTCCTTCCATAGAGGTTGCGATAGGTGCTCTGTTAAACATTTTAAGCCCATTAGGAACGTCCGTTAACAGATACCACGCATCCGTGTCAGTTATGTAGTGATTCACCACATATCCTTCCGGAATCATGCCCATGTTTTTCATAGCATTGATATCGTTATCGGCAGTACTGCTACGCAGAGGGGAATTTAGAACTCTGTCCGCAATGAATTGCGTATTGACAGGAATTACTAATTTTCTTCCTCTTGCGGCTACTTTTAAACCTCTTTCATCAATAAACCCGGCGACATCAATGAGTCCCGTTTCTAAAGATGATTCATTTAAGTCAGCATCAGTAGTTGGTCTGTTTGCCCATGTACCACCCTGCGTTGTCGCATGGTTAGTAGTACAAAGCATAGAACCGTCACCACCAAGATAACTGCCGCTAAATGCGTTGTTTAAAGTTGCTGCTCCTTTAACTTGTTTTGTATTCGCCATTGATCGAGCAAGAGCTCTTGTATAACGGGCTGAAAGCCTATCATACAAATTGTCCTCAATTGCCTCTTCAGTGATTGCGAATGCCAAAGCAATAGTTTCGTTGACGTAGCGTGCGGTGAAAGCCTCTTGCGCTTGATCATAAGCGATCGAGCTGCCTTCCGGTTTCACACCAGCACTACCAAAGCCAACGAGCATTACTTCTTCTTCGAATGCACGGTCAGATGATTCAATTGAGTAGATCTCTTCATGCTCACGGTCATAGCGTTCGTACTCCAGGCCAAATAGGGCATTCAAACCTGGCTCCAGCTCTTTGACGAGCTGCGATCTTGATATAGCCATATCTTATACTCCTATATTCCTGTTAAGGTTGTGTACGCATGCTCGTTGATTCTTACAACAAGATTTACGTTGTTAGACGATAAATCATTATTGTCGACATCAGCGGTTACATCCACAATTCTCAACTGTTCAGCCGTTGCTGCAGCGTTTGGTGCATCAATGTAGCATGAACTTAGTCCTGAAGTCGTACTTCCGTTTGCATTTCCCGAAGTATTGGCGTTTGCCCCTATAACGGCTTGACCGGTTGTCCCAGCTACTGATTGTACTTCAAACAATGTGTTAGGATCGTCATAGACTTTCACTTGCACATCAGTTGAGTTGTACGTTGCAGTACCGGTAGGCCAGTATGAACCAAAAGTTGGTTCACCCTGAGCGTTGTCATAATAAAATCCTCCACAAACACCTAGAATGTTAGCAGTGGTATTATCCGTTGCTATTGTAATCATTCCGTTCGCTTGCAAAACCACAAGACTGCCTGTAAAGATGTTATTTGCTTCGCCGGTCGGCATTTTATAGGTGCTAAATCCTGACGTATTGTAAGCTGAGCCAAGCGTTTTCGCTGGACGAAGCCCGAATACGGCATCTAAATTAGCCATAATTTACTCCTATACAATTTTGAGTTCCCTAGGTTCTAGACTCATTCTTTCCTCTAGTTCCCCCAAAAGTTACACGACTTTGCCTCTCCTTATGGATCGGCATGCTTTTATGCTCTTCTTTGAATAGATCCCTATCCACAGCGTCCATTTGGTCTGTTGTTTGCCGCGTGTAATATTTATTACGCGCTGTCACAACTTCCAAAGGAACACGAGCAAGCAATAACCCACCAATTCCAATAACACCTGCATGTTTCCCATCTTCTTGAGTTGGGAGGTCCCAGTCAGGATATTCGTCGGCACGAACGAGCACGTAGCCCTGTCGTAAACGACCGATAATATTTTGGTTATCTTCATATCCCCTGGCACTAGCCCTTAACCAACGGTGTTTATATCCGTCAGGCGCAGGAGGTGCCTCCAAATTATTCGGTGGTCTCCAGTCCACGGTTCTAGTTTCCTTTTCACGTAGATTGGCATTGCGGGGAGCCTTGTCAACAACAATATCTTCTTCGATCTCTATGTCTGCTAAAGTTGCTTTAGCAGGAGATTTTTTTTTAATTTTTGTCATAGCCTACTCCTTCACGTATTTGGCATACTCTTGTAAAGACACTCCGAGTTTCTTCGCAATCGCGACCTGGCTCGGTGATAACTTTACGGTTTTGCGTCCAGATTTGCTTGATGTTCGGGATGCAGAAGCGACAGCCTGGACGGGTTTGTCGCCGCTGAGTGTATTATCCCCAAATTTATGGGGAAACTCTTTTTTTATTCGATTATCAATTTCACTATAGTACTCATCGCTGTTCGGGTCAAATCCTTCTTGCTCTGTCAGCTTCTTATGTAATGCATAAGCCGTATAGGTCATAGCATCATCTTTCCCGAACCACGCATTGTTCTGCGCCCACGCTTGCGCCTTTGGATCGGGCGGAGCTGGAGCCCGTGCTAGAGGCGGAGCTGCGGCAGGTTGCGCTACCGGTGTTCCTTCTGCAGGTTTCTTAGGTTTCTGAGCTTCTAAAACTTTTAAACGATTTTGATCCGCAGCCAACTGGGCTAAAATAGCCTGGGCTTCGGTTTGTTTTTCCGCGTCTCCCGCACCAATGGCTAATTTTAAATGATTTTTAGCTGTTGCAATTTGAGAGTCAACGCGGGTTTTAAATTCATTAACATATCCCTCATCGAGTTGGGTAATTTTACTTTTACTGTCTTTAAGTTGTGATTGAACTGATCTAGCGTAATCGGTAGCCGCTTTTTCGCGTCTCTCCGCCTCACGCACTTTCCAGGTCAGGCGATCAATTCTTTTTTGAACGCTGTCACTGACAGCATCTAATTCATCTTTTTTCGGTGGAGCTTCAACAATTTTTTCTGCTGTATTTTCTTGAACTTCCACGTTTGTTTCGTCCTTTTTTTCCTCTATTTGAACATCCACGCCTGGGCCGGATGTGTCAATGTCAACAATAGGCTTGTCAATATTACCAAGTTTTTGTTGCGGTTCTGGCATAGTTATACTCCTCTATGATTATGAGTGCAGAGACGCGTTCAACACATCTTCTGGACTGTTCACAACGCCGAGTATTTCATCATCATTAAGGATCCGAAGTTCCCCGCCGTCAATTTTTAATCTTGAACCAGCATACCTGGCGAAGATCACCCAATCCTGCTCCTTGCACCAAGGGCCTGTTGGGAATTTTTTCTTATCCCTGTACGCCAGTGGACCTAACTTTAGAACTAATCCAACATTTGTGGTCCATTGCTGTTCTTGAATAAGCTGATCAGACAGTATCACACCTCCCTTGGTTTTTTCAACACCTTTATGAGGTAAAATGACAATTCTCCAACCTGTGGGATTAGGAACCTTTACCATCTCCTCTTCCTGTTTTTTCTTTTCACGTGCAATAGCAACGTGTTCTGGCACAATTAATTTACTCATCTTCGTCCTCCCTTTTCATAATATCCCTTAAATCTTGTTCTAAACCTTCTAGAGAATGAAGTTGTCCCATCATATATTTATATTTTGGAAAGTCTTCAACCCCTTGCATCGTGATTTCAGTGATATGTTCTTTTTTAGTTCTAATGGCTCTATAAATTAATTCTGCCAGATGTATTCCATCCATTTTATTTTTTCCTCTTTCTAATGCGCATTCCTAAGCGAATGCGTCTCTTGTTTCGGCGTTTTTTTGACCCAATCTTGCGCCGTCCCCTGTGCTTTTTAGGATAGGCCATTAACTAGAAGCAACAAAAACCTCCACATCAATTATATTTGAAGCATTTGCGGTATTACCGGTAATTGTCGTCACGTCAGCCAATGAAGCCGTCCCCACGGTTCCGCTCGCCACAGCATCAATCGCGCTTGCCGGCTGTGAAAGAATCAAAGATCTTCCCCAGTCCAGGTATATCCATACATTCTCGGCCGCGCCTCCCAAATTAATATTACAGGAGTTCGCGTCATCTAAATTCGTAATGCGGACATACTTGACATTCGCGCTGACAAATTGCCCTGCGGCAGGAACAGTTGAAAATGTGGCCAACGTAATATCAGTGTTCGCTGTTAAACTCATAATACGCTTCGACACTTCATTAACGCCCGTGATGGCGACAGAGTTTGTCGAGCCGTGATCCTCATTGTTGAGTACCACCGCTTCCGTCACTTGTACGTTTAAGGTAACATTTGAAATTGTGCTAGCCATTATTGACCACGATTTTCATTACTTGTTAATCTTTCCTTTGCCTTTGCCACGGCCCCATTTGCCGTAAGACTCGTCTCTGCTTGCTTTCAGTTGTTTTTTCGTACGTTTTTTTCTGACACGCATAGCAATCGATTCATCTTTTCGAGCTTTGTAGCCTTGTTTTTTCTTTCCTACTTTTCCACCTTTAGCATAAGTGGTAGTAACGGTTTTACGACCAGGCATAATAACGCCTTGTCCTCTAGTAGTTACTTTTCCAACCATAATAACCTCCTATTTGGCTAGTCCTTTGCTCTTCTCGAAACTTCTGAGCCCGGCGACTCCGAGCATTGAGGTGACGATGGCCAGCAAGGGGCCAGTTTGAATCTCAGGAGCGGTTAATTCCAACCCTGAAAACTTTGCGTACCATTCTATTCCTGGGGAGACGATGAACTCAAAAATTAGAGCAAAAGCCCCCGTCCAGCCGATCATGGGGCGCCAGCCCGCCACGAAAATCGATTTATGGGCGCCTTCTTTTATGTTTACGTCAATCTGTTTCTCCGCAAGCTTCTGCTGAATGCGTTGCATTAAAATCTTCTTATCAAGTTTTTCCTCTTCTGAGGTATGTAAGTCGTCGATCACGCTGGAAATTTGTTTCAGCGCGCCGTTCTTACCTCCTAATAATCCTGATAGAAGATTCAGCATTTATCTAAGCGCCCGCGCCTGACATCTTCCAAAGAACGAAGAGAACAACTACGACAATGATACCAGCTTTAATCCAGTCCTTCATTCCCCAGTCATTCCACTCCTTGAGCCAAGCCCAAATATCTTTTAAAAGTTTCATACTAGCCTCCTATGTCCATTCATACTTGCCGCCCTTAATCGCCGCGCCCATCTGTCCTTTAGTGAGTTTGGTTTTTAGGGGAAACTGAGGAACAGTTATTTTCTCCGCCTTAGTGGTGGAGACCATTCCTTTTCTGGCGTATGAATTTCCTTTCAAGATTTTCCCCGGTTCCGCCTTACCGCTTCCCCGCTTCCAATCGTTACTTGGTTTCACACCTGTCAGACTTGTAACATTGTTTTTACCCATTGCAACCTCCTTATTTTCGTTTGTATGTTAATGCATGGCCGCTTGAAACAGCACCGCCCTGCGCATATTTTTTTACCGCTCCGCCTTTTTTCTTTTTCAATAATCTAGATGCTAAATACTTCATTGCATTTCCTGCACCAATACGTCCTTCCTTCCATGCCCGTAGAACTGAAGTTGTGCTTCCTCCAACTAATTTAGGTTTTAATGCTTCAGCTTCTTTAACCTGATCTGCTATTTTTTTGTCAGACATTTTTTACTCTCCTTGGTCCTTGTTTCGCATAGTTTATCTTGACGCCCTGGGGCATCGGACCTCGTTTCGGAGGGATTGTCAGTGTTAATCTTTTTATCTTCTTCATCGTATCACCTGGCCGTAGCCTCTTTTGGCGATACCCACGCCTCTTGGCCTTTCAACCGTTCCACCCTTAGAAAATTTTTGAACGATTCCACCTTTTGCTTTTTTAATTACGCCGCCTCTGTTTTTTCTTTCAATGCCTTTGGTTCCTTGTTTAAAATGTCTTATCATAGAACCTATATGATTTTTTATTATATTAATACCTAACCCAGTGCTGTTTGCAATTTTTTCCAAAACACTTGGAGAAACGCTTTTTATGCTCGTATATTCGTCTCGCTTGTCCGACCAATCTTGTTTAGATGAATATTTAAAAGTTCTTATTTTTCCGTTGTTATCTTCAAAATATACATGGTTTTTTTTCGCTTTAATTCCTTTTTCCTCCAATTCAGAAGGACTCAACATTGAGTCTTTATTAAAATAACCTGTTCCCATTTTAACCTCCTTAATGTACCGTATATTTTTCAGTATTTTCCACTTGATCAGTGAATACCTGAAACAGTTCTCTGGTTTGTTGAGGCCCGACTGTGTCCATGTACATTTGCCGAGCTGCGGTGATGAATGCTGCACCGATTATCATTGGATCTTTTGAAACTTTTTCATTGAGACAATGATGTACCAGGTCATAGCACTTGTGCAAGATAAGATCTATTTCTTTTTGATGCTGCTCAACCACGACGTCTGCCCCTTCCCGCTTTACTAAGAGCGATCGCAATTTTTTGTTTTTGGGCTCTTTTTCTGCCATGTTTTTTCCTTGTTTTCGCCACAGCCTTCGGTTCGTTACGATTAACTTCACGAAAAGCAGCTTTCGTGCTCATACTACCTCCTTTAGCTGCCATTTGCAAAGGGTTAACATTAGGCCGTTTCAGTTTCTTGCTTTTCGCCAGGCGCCCCATTATCAACTTGTTCAATCCTGATGGATCAATGAGCTCCGCATCGCGTCTTTTCTTCAATTTTTGTGACTTTATCATCTTCTGTAAGTTTTTAATTTGCTGCATACTTAATTTAGTCATTACTGTCTCCCTCGACGAATTTCCGTCTCTTTCAAGTCCGTTTTTTTATCTTTTATGGTTTTATCCATCTTCTCCAGATTAACATTTGCTCTCAATTGCGCAATGTCTTCCTGGCTTTGTATCTTTTCTTTTTGCATGTCCGTGTTCTGTCCCAGTTTCTTATCCTGGAAGTCTAGTTTTTGCTGTTCCTCCATCGCTTTGCGCTGGATGTCCTTTTCTCTCAGGTCAATTTCCTGTTGCTTCAAGTCAACCA